CTACGATTTGCATCCTTCGAACCTTTTTTTAATTTAGATGGTTCTGTGGTCACTGCAGTCTTTAATTTAGAACCAGGATTTCTACGACGATATGCTTCAACACCTTTCTGTGTCATACCAGCACCACTCTTTGTAGGTCTTTTATGTCCTGACTTGACACTCATACCTTTCATATCATCTTCACTGAGTTCACTTCTCCAATCAGATTGAACTTTTTTTGCTGAGATGATATCAATAACTTCTACAAAATCATTCCCATTTGCATCTTGTAAAGTCACTGTTTCCTCTTTCTTCATCTTTTTTGCGACAGCATCCTGCTCTTTCTTACGAAGTTCTGCTTCTTTCTTTGCCCTTTCCATTGCAGTGGTGCCATCAGTGGTAATACCAACTCCTTCTTTTATACCACGTTTTGCTTTGTGTTCCTCTCTTCTTTTAGCAATTAGTTCACCTCTTGTCGCATCCTTTGTGATCTTCTTTCCAGTCATAATATCTGGCATTTCACCAGGTGTTCCAAATTTTCTTTTATTTCTGATTGTTGCCTTACCATAAGTTGAAGCACCTGCTTCATACTTTGCTTCTGGTATAACATCTTCTTTTGTTACACCCGCCTTTGCTCTTTCCTTTTCAGCGACAGATTTAATTACCATCTTTACCTTATTCTTAAGTGAATAAGGATTTTCTTTCTTCTGTTTACCAAATGCTGCCATTTGACCTGATGGTTTACCTGATCCTCTGGTAATACCATATGCCATACCTTCAGAAGTATCTGTGGTGTGTTGCTTATCTGGTTCGTTCTTTGCTAAATTTTTCTTTTTCTGTTTATCTGATATCTTTGGTCCACCCATAGGGTCACCATATTCATCCCTTTCAACTTGCTCCTTTTTTACGCAGTTTGGATACCTCTTACCAAACATTGTCTTCATACCTTTCTTCTCATATCCCTTCCAGCATTTTTCTGAGAACTGTTGGAATGAAATACCAGTTGGTTCAAACTCTTCTTTCTTACTACTATTACCCCAGTTTGCAGCACCGACTTTACGACACTTAACTAAAGCACCTGAAGCATATGCACTTGGCCATACAGAATATCTTGATTTAACCTTATGATAACAAGCATCCTTTGTTCCACTACCCTTACCTTTCTTATCTGCTTCAGTAAGTTCCATTTCATTTCTCCAATCAGAAGATTCTTTTTTCATTTTCTTTTTCCTTGGACTATCAGTTGATACGTATGTTGGTTTTGCAGCACCAGATTTTTGTTGTTGATTAGGATCTGCTTTTTTCTTACGACGTGCAGCAGATAATCTTTCTGCCTTCGTCATACTTGCTCTTTTTGCAGAGGAGACACATTTAGGAGTTCCTTCACCAGGTTCGTCACTTGCACAGGTTCCACCTGTGACTACATTCACCCAACCACCTTTTCCATCTTTGGATTTAGAACCTTTAAACCATTTATGTAATGATCCTTCACTCATTCCTCCTCCATTTCCACCTCCATTAGATCCACCGTTCCCATTACCACCATTACCATTGCCATTACCATTACCATTTCCGTTACCATTACCATTAGACTTTCCATTACTTTTTTCCGATCTTAAGTAACCACCAAAACCAATACGATATCCCGAAGGAATTGGTTTACACTTCTTATCAGTGTAGCAATAATAGTATCCAGATTTACACTTTTTCATTCTTAGGATTCGATGCCTCTTTATTATTTAGAATTCCTTGTTTCAGCATTTTTGATAACTCAGATGTTGATCCAACAAACAAGGCATTGTTAGTAACATTATTTGTAGTTTTATTACTATCTTCTTCAACTTCTTTGACTTTTTTCTGTAGATCCATCAACTTGTCAGTTGTGTCCGCCACTGATTTTATTAATTGACCTGCAACTTCATATGCTCTTGGACTTGCAGTTTCACCTGCAACTTCCATAATACCATTGATTGCTTCTTGTCCTTTTTCGATTAAAGAATATAAATTACCCCTTGTATAATCATAATCTTTTCCTATATCCTGACCCTCAACTTTTTTAAGTTGACCTTTTTTAGAAACAAGTTCTTCAGGTGTAGGCACAACCTCAGAGTTGATATTTAGAGCTTTATTAATAGATTTATAATTATCCATTAGATATCAGTTTGTCTTGTAGGACTATAAGATTTGGAATCTGAGAAGAAAGAAGTAGTTTCACTAAATCCGAAATCATCATCAGGACCAGCATCAACAGGATCTGGAGTCACTGTGTATCTCATTTCACGTTTTGCATTTCTAGTATCAGTATTTGCACTATAATCAACTTGAACTTTCTTAATGAGACCCTCAGAAGATTCTGCAACAGGACCAAATAGATATGTC